TGCCTTAATGGAATACCCGTCTCACCACCTATTTTAACTGCATCTCCTTGATTTAAAGTTTCACCGGTTAAAGGATTAATTACATTGTCCCCAGTAATAGTAACTGTTAATTCTGGATCACCAAATTTCAAGATATTCTTTACCATTTTTTTAGCTTGATCTATATAGAAATCTCTTATATCATCTTGCATCCCACTGCTTCTTAGAGCGTCTCCTAAAGCTTTATTCTTCTCAACTGTAGCTAGTTCACTTTCTCCTCCACCTTTGCCACCACTTGTTGACATTAACAAACTTAAGTATTGTCTTAAATTCTCAATATTGCTGAAAAGCGCAGGATCAACACCCTGGGACATTAAAGGAATGGCTGTCAATCCTGGTCTAGTTGCCTTTATAATCCCCCCTATAGGGTTATCATTTAAAGTTATTTTCCCTTCGTTTGTCAACCCACTATCATCAATAATAAATTGATTACGTATATTTTCTACATGTTTTTTCCAAAGCTCGTTAAGAAAGTTAAGTTCTTTCTGTGCTTCCAAACCTAGAGTACCATGTGCTACATTATACAGAACATCCCCCATCTTATTAAATCTTAATAAACTTACTGGTATTTCGTCATAATCAGTCTCAATAAAAGCCAACTCTTCTGGCCAATCTTCAACATAAACCAGCTTAAATATTTTCTTATCCATCTTCATCCAAGATTCATATAAAGTAACATATGCACATCGTAAATCATTTGTGCCTGATCTACTCTTGAAATGATCAATAAAGGTTTTATCTAACTTATATAAATTAGAATCAATAAGGTTCTGTACACTTCTCTGATATTCTAATGTCATCCTAGTACCCTTATTGAAATCTTGTCTACGATCCAAATATGTATGTTTGGGTGAATGTCTTAATAATACTGGTCTTTCATATTTTATATATTCTACTTCTGATTCCATAGCATTGTCATTTTGGCTATTCTCTCCCTCAACTTTACCTGTAAAAAGTTCTTTAAATTTTGACGTTTTGGGTTGTTTGATTGTTCCAACCCTTGAATTATATCCACTTTTTATTGCACCATAACCATATGGTAAAAAGGTATCTATTATTGCTAACTGGTTTTCTTTCTTGACATCTTCGTTTAAATAAACATTTCCAAGGCCATTAATTATATTAGCCGCAAATCTCAAGTCATCTCTAAATTTGGGTCTTACATTAAGTCTTGGTAACTGAAAAAATAAAGAAGGTAATACTGTATTTGCTGATATAAATAAATGGTTTTCTGTCATGTAGTCTGAATCTGTATTCGGCAACCCATCTGTTTCAAATTTCCCTTTATAAGCTGCTTTTACTTCACTAGGTCTATTAACCTCACTCATCTTGGTTCTATGGAACTTAATATCGTCATCGATTTCTTTTTTATAATACTCGAAATCTTTTTCTTTTAACGCCATTTTACCCCCATCATTTATATTTGCGTTTCCAGTCTTTTGCGGTCTTTTCGTCCATAAACATCTCGTATGCTACTGATCCTTTTGGAATAGCATGCTCTATCAATTGTTCCGGCTCACTTAACCATGTGCTGATAAAATATTTAAAATCATCCCATGCATGGTTATCTTTATCTACCAACTGTTCATATGGGTTTTTCTGCTCTATCATTGCTGTGGTTAAATCTCTGTATCTTAACCGCTCAAATTCCCATATTTGTTTGTAACATCTAGGACTTATTGTAAACCTTGCGTTATTTGCCTCTAAATTGCCCCACCTTGAAAGAAGTTCTTCTATTGCTAGATCATCATGCCTACTAATGCCTTTTCTCAATACAAGGCCATTTTGAGCGAATAACGTTTCTAGGCTTCTCAGCCCATCTTTTGTTTCTTGATTCCTGTTCCATATACTTGGATCTGCTGTAATCCATAAATAATCTTTATAGTATGGAGCTTCTTTTATCATAGCGCAAAAATCTGCTATCGAAGTATCTCTAACATACACCTCGTGATTGCTATGTATATGTCCATTTTCCCCTACTATATATTCGTGGAAACTTGCTGGGTTATTCCGTCCCCAATCCAAAGAGCCAAACTTCTTATAATTCTCTTTAATCTCATAATCTTTGACTATCTTTGCTCTGTAGTTAGTTAAAATGTCGTAGCATAACAGTTGACCAGAATAAGCCGTAAAATCTATTTCCATTTCTTTCCGCCAAGCTGCTCCGGTTTTTCCTCCAGGAAAACCTTTCATTGCTTTTTTTATCCATTCTGCGCCCTCTCTCTCAGGGTCTTTATCTGGATCTGCTGTGTAATGTAGCTTGGCTACAGTAAATCCATCTTTAGTCTCGTATATATCTAAACCCTTCATTCACCTATATTTGCTCCATATGTTACCATAACCATATTCATCTTATTTTTTTTAATACAATCTGCATTATCACATTTAGGTCTCTTAAAATGTGGATTAGTCCCACTTATAGATTTTGTGGTTTTTTCTTTACCACAATTATTACATTTATATTTTGCTTCCATTATCTATTCTCCACTAAAAAATGAAAAAAACCTGGATTGGCTGTGCTTACACCTGTAAACCTACCACCTCCAAATATTGTCGGTCTTGATGCTGTATATGCTCTCTCTGATTCAGGTTGAAACGCCATTTCATCAGAGAATATACCACTTGCTGTATGTGATCTTACTTGCGCTTCCCCTTGTGGTACTCCCCATATTTCACTTTTCCCTTTAGGGAATTTTAAATGACAAAAGGTATATTCTGCTGGGAATAACTGTTTTATCCATTCTGGTTGATGCTCATATACAAAATATGCTCTCTGCACCACCCTATCTGCATCTTCTTCTTTCTTGCTCTGGAAAAAATTCAGTCTCCCCTTATGAAACTGTGTATCCCATAAATAACACGCAGAAAATAACCATGTCATAAGCAATTGTCTTGACTTGGGAATTAATAACAATTGTTCCCTATACCAAAGATCACATAATACCCTTAAATACTGTTTGTCCGGAAATTTCTTTACTGGATTCTCTAAATCATGCTCGTCCTGTGTCCATACCATCTCTTCTATCCAAAACCATGGATGAGAGACGATCCTTATCAAGATCTCTTTGGATATCTTGGATGACATTGTAGACAACTGCTGTATTGTCAAAACCTTCTCCTATTAGTTTTGTTGGCATATACTTCTTTACCACTTCTATAGATATCTTGGCTCTTTTCTCTAAAGGTGCATCTTTTTTTTCAAGATAATTTTTTACTGTGCTTACTGCAAGTCTGCACAGATCATCTATCTGGATTTCATGTCTCTTCGTGAATCTTCCCGATTTGCCTTTTTTGCCTGCCATTTTATGTTTTCTATCCTTTTTTTATATTTATAGTTATGCCTACTAAAAAAATCACTCTGTTTTTTCATTACAGAACTTTTGCATCTCTTTGTATGCATTTATATAGCCTTCAATGTATCCTTCTTCATGTCCTAGTTTATAGCCTTGATTAAATGCTAGTTCTTTTGCTCTTTTTAGTTTCTTTTTCCATTTTCTGGAAATATGCATTGGTCTGCGTTTGTATTCTCTATCGTTTTCTATGTATACGGTTCTTACTTCGTTTTTGGGTTTTGGGTTTGGTGAGGTTATTGCATCGAATATGGCGTTGCCTGCTATATTTGCTCCGGCTCCTATTAATGCTCCTTTGGTTGCATCGCCACCTGATGCTGAAGATGCTATTGCACCACTTCCAGCTCCTATTAAGCCTTCTTTTAAGATCTTTTTGGCATCACCATGTACAGAATGTGTAGTTATTGATATGATTATAAATAATAATATTGCTATTTTGGTAGATTTATGTGTACATTCCATGTATATAGTATACATGAAATATATTATTTTGTCAAGCGCATTATAAAAAAACATGCTAATATTTCTTGTATTTTATCTTTCATATTTCCTCCTGTTTTGGTTTATTTTGTTTTGACATCTTTTGCAAAATATTCATAACCGCTCATTTCTCCTCCACAAGTTTGACTTTTGCCTCTGGAAAAACAAGAATTTGGTTAGGATACCCTTTCAAAGTAACAGCATAATTTATGTGGCCATTATTTAGACGCTCTATGGTATATACAATAGTTGCTTCATTCCATATATTCTCATCTTCTTGAACAAGTACAGATTTACCAATATAATCAGCAAGAGCTTCTTTCTTTAAAATCCGTTGCGTTTTAATATGTTTATAAGAATCTATAGAACATACACTCGCAACAATTAAACAAATCACAATAAATATTAATAAAAGCGGATTCATATTTCCTATTGTCATCTTTCCTCCAATTTTATTATAGTTTCTCCCTCTTCTATATGCCTATCTTTCATATCTCCTCCAAATGTGGGTTGTCTCTTTGTATTTTCTTTAGGCAGTCTACTATGCCCTCTATTAGATGATGGGGCAGATCTCCTTTAGCTATTATATCTATCTTGCAGTTTTTCTTATCTAGTTTATTTAGATCTCCTATGCTATATGTCATGGTAATATCTACTTCATTTGTGCATATTTCGTATTTTTCTTTCATTTTTCCTCTTTTCTTTTGCTTTTTTGTCTAGCCTTTTTTTTCTTTTTATTTTGCATCCTGAACATGTTTTATGTGTAGGGGAGTTTTTTACAAAATTTTTACCGCACTCCGCACAATACTCTGTAACTTGTTCCCAATCCAATACATTTGTACCTTTTATTAATAATTTGTTGTATCGGCTTCGATATCTCCAAGGTTTATTTACACACACAAAACAATAATGACCTCTTAGATTGCCTTTCAAATCAAAACTCTTAACTGGAAACGTTGTCTCAGAAAATGTATATCGACTCCCACATTTTATACATGTTTCATACATGCTTACTCCTCTCATTTGTTTCTAGTATCTTCCTCTCTGTTGCCCAAATCGCTACCTGGCCTATATCGTCTAGTTTCTTTCTGTTTTGCGTTTCAGCTACAAATTTTATTATATTTCCGTCTTTAGCGAGCTCTTGCAATAAATAGGAATAGTCTAAAAACTCTTGATGAGCTTTATCTCTTTTTTCGATAACTTCTTTGATATAGTTTTGTAATATTCTTTCTTTTTCTTCTTGTAGGGTCTTCCCAGCATCTTCTATAAGTCTTTGAATATCGATCATTTCTCCCCCTTAGTAATTTTTTTCTATATACTTTGAAAACTTTATGAGCAATATCCCTACCCACAATGCTATTAATCCTTTCCAGCATATTGAATAATGCAACAGATTTCTTGCTCCTGTGAAAAAGAAATCCCATAATGTTACTAAGATTATTATTGCCCATCCTATTTTCTCGCCGTAGAGTCCTAAGTAATACTTAACTGTTTCCATCCTTTTCTCCTTCTGTTTTTAGGGGTAGATTCCCGATAATTAGTTGTGGATTTATTCCATCTTTAGTTATTATTATTTTAGAATTTTCTTTAATTGACTAACTTAATTGCCTCTGCTTTTCCTTCTGCTATTTTGATTTCTGAAAAAAAATGAATAAAACATAATAATATAAATACACAAACATATCCAATACTAATTATACAAAGTTTTCTTTTCATCTTTCCTTCCTTTCTCATACCCTTTCATGTAACTATATGCATAGGATCCTATTATAACAATTAACAATATACATACTGGAACATACCATGAAGTTTCAAAAAATTTATCTAACTCATCCATTATTTTATAATATATCGCCACAGTTTCACCCCCCATACTATTATTATAGTCCATAATAATAATGAACATATTATCCATACACATATACCTACAAAACAAAATCTTAGCTTAGGTTTTATTGCAAGCCCTTTTCCTGTGGGCGGCAGTCTATGGCATTTCATTTTTTCTTAGATCCTCACAACAAACTTTCTGATTTGCTGTATTTTTTACGTCACTTAGCGCCCATTCACCACACACAAAACACTTATAAGTATTTTCATATTTCTTTCTTAGAATCCTTCCGCATTTGGGACAGAAAAAATTTCTCTTAAAACCCATTCCTTTTATCATATACTACCTCTTAAGATCAGTGCTTTGATCTTATTTAACTTCTCTCCTCTAAGATCATTATCCTGATCTTATTCAACCTTTATATTCAGTATCTTTCTTGTATTGCTCCCAATTCGTGAGCATACATATTACATTCCCATAATCATTGACGATCACAGCAAATACCTTATCTTTAACCCTGATATATGCCTGATCTCTTATATCCATTTGGATGTCAAACTTTGGTTTTTTTAGTTTTTTTTTCATTTGCACCTTCCTTTGACAACTTAATAACTATCTTTTTACAACTTATGTATTAACAAGATGGGGTAGGGATTTGCCGAGATTTTGCCCGTCACACTCTTAAAGTAATGCCGTAGCACTCGTATAGTCACCCTACATGAATTATCCGAATGTCGACTGATCCGATCTAATTCTAGCATGCATCTTTCAGGCATGTCCTGTGTCTACCTGTTCCACCACCCATCTTGTCAATGTGCTATTTAAATAACATTTTTAAGGACATATCACTATTTATTCCTCCTTTCACTCGCTTTCCAGATTTCGTTCCATTTGATATACAAAACTAATTGCATCATTCCTCCACAAACTCACCGTTCTTATACATATACCAAGTATCTTCTTTTATTTTTTTGCCATCTATTTGCATAACCTTGTAAGTTGATATGTTACCCTTTTCATCATATTTATATCCAATAACCAATGTGTTTTTTTGGGCTTTTATTCTCGAATTTTCGCCAGTTACTATGAGCGAATTTGTCCCGCTTATGATCTCTGATACAACTCCACCGACTTGCTTGGCACAGTCCTTATTTATTTTTATTCTCAATTCGAGGTAATTGCTAAGCGTTACCTTGACCCAAGCTATAATATATTTGTCATTAGTAACATGTTTTGCGTATTCTAGATATTTTTTCATCTATTCTCTCCCAGTTAATCTACATAATCCGGTAAACATTCTTGTAATTGTTTAATATCACAATTTTCTATTTCTGCACGTTCGATTGCATGAGCTATCCATGCTCTGCCGTGTATTGCTTTTGTACATTCTGGAGGGACGGGTCTAGCATAAAATACGCCGGGTAAAGTTGCGTGTTCATAATACAAATATTTCCTGTCTTTATCTTTTACTTTCAAATGATACAATTTATACTCTAATTTTTTATTGTTTTTGGTTATATGGACAAATGAATCTATTGGTTTCATCCCTGATTTTAATATTAATCTTTCTGCTCCAACTTTCCTTATTAATTCTCGTTGCTGATCTACATTATCCATATTAAGTATTTCTGTAATATCTAATTCTTCCGCAGGTGTCATAACTTGTTTTTTTGTCATTTTTATTCCGTTTAGATAATATATCTCAAATCCGTCTCTCCATCTATGAGATGGCCCAGTTTCACAATGCGGCTTATTATCTTTATTAGTTTTTATATATTCGGGGAAATCGCTAACTATGCAAAATTTTTCGTGCATGGCTCTAAATCCACCATATATTCCACTGTCTCTATACGCATGGAATGCCTCCCATACAGATAATCCAGTTAAGCGAAGCACATTCTCACAAGCGTCTCCATAAGCAATAAATCCAGACCACATATTACCACCTTGATATGCTCTATACCAATATTGTATGCAACTAATTACAAATTTATAGTTTTTACCTGCAAAATATTGTGCTAATGATACTAACCAATTTTTATTATTTATTTTTTTAAAGGCGGCTCTGGTTGCTTCTTCGGTTGCGGCAAAGGTTGCGTCAAAGGTTGCCTCTCTGGTTGTTTCTTCGGTTGCGTCAAAGGTTGCCTCTCTGGTTGCGGCTAAGGTTGCTTCTTCGGTTGCGTCTCTGGTTGCGGCTAAGGTTGCTTCTTCGGTTGCGTCTCTGGTTGCTTCTTCGGTTGCGACTCTGGTTGCTTCTTCGATTGCTTCTTCGGTTGCTTCTTCGGTTGCGTAAAAGGTTGCGGCAAAGGTTGCGGCAAAGGTTGCTTCTCTGGTTGCGACTCTGGTTGCGACTCTGGTTGCTTTTTCGGTTGCTTCTCTGGTTGCTTCTTCGGTTGCTTTATAGATCTTAGGCATTAATTTCTTGTTTTTTCTAAGATACCAAATACCAGCAGCTATACCGTACGCCAACGCCATTACTTTAGGAGAAGGAACAATAACAACTCTAGGTTCTTTTAATCCAGATACTTTATATAATCTTTTAATAGCACCTATAAGTTTTTCTTTATCGGTTTCTCCTGTTTGCAAAGCATTTTTAATCCATTTCTTTGTAAGTTTATCCATTTTTTCTTTTTCTTCTGGTGTTATTCCACCTTCAGCTCTAGTAGGAGTTCTTATTAATTCCATTAGTCCACCACTCTTTTTTCTTCTTCTGATTCATAATCCCAAGCTCTTTCAATATCTTTTTCTCCTAATCCGATTTCTATAACTTGTGTACCATGTTCCTCATGATCTACATATGTTTCTTGTTTTGTTGCTAAATACAAAGTCCCGGCTTTCTCGTATATATCCATTTTTTCAGCAATATTTGAATCTGGTAAAGTATGCGTATGAACACCTTCTCCATGTTCAAGGACATATCCCTTTGTTACGGATATTTTTTTTGCACCTTCAGGTATCTTATCAATTTTCTTAATTATTACGTCACCATGTTGATTTAGTATCTTTCTCATTTCTCAGTCCTCCTTTAATATTTTTTTAATATCTACGATTATAAATCTACAGAACCTTGCAATAACCTCACAAAATATACATAGTAATGTTAAAACCAATGCTACCGACCAATGGGAGTGCGTCCATATTTGCCACAACAAAAAAACACTTAACATTACCCTGACTAGCAACTGCATGTTCATCTTCACTCTCCTCCCCCTAATATGTGGGATTTAATAGCATTGGCTACTCCGCCTACAATTTCATCTTCTATGTTTTCAATATGTTCCGCCATTTTATTTGATGATATCTCATCTTTATTTGCCATACAACTTGCCCATATTGCCCTTGTTCTTGTTTTATTTCTTCACAAATTTTAATACTTTCCCTTGTCTTTTTATCCATTATCTATTCTCCTTACCTTTTACAAAATCTAAAATTTATTGCCGATATCCTTTTGCACATTTCTATATCAGATCCCCCAATATGTATTTCTTTTCCAAAAAATTTATTCAGTAGTTTGTATACTGTTTTTCTTTTAATGCTTCCGCTTTTCCATAAAGGGTCTATGTTTGCATGAGCTTTTTTTCGCCATTCCCTTAACTCGGCATTTGCCATAGTCCCAAGTGGTTTTCTCGTATTTTTATGGCATCCGACATATGCGTTACATTCCTTGCAATAATAACACATATAAGATTTTCCATAGTTCTTACCATAGATTTCTTTATTTTCACACCATTTAGCTTCTTTTCCGCAATAAGGACATATCACTGTTTATCTTCCCCCTTACCTTTCCCTTACCCTAAATTAAAACCCGTAAACCTCACATATCTCCCTTGTTATCCCTTCCCCTTCACGTCCATAAAAACATTTCATAATCCCGTTCAAAAAAACCCTTAGTAGTTTCTTTTTCATTTTTCTCTCCTTTTTTAATTAAATTGACTTTTCAACATTTTTTCTTTATACCATTCGGGAAATCCTCGAGATACAATTTTTTTAATTCTTGGAAGGGCTGCGGATGCTAATTTTTTAGCAATAATATCAAAGCATTCTTCTTCTATATCCTGTTGGATTTCCTTTATTATTTTCCCGATATATTTAGGATCTGGCGAATTCCCGATTTCTCCTTTTTCTAGTAGATGAATTATAGCTTTTTCCCATCTAGCTTCTGTTCTAAAAGATTGGCCCAATAGATCTATAATATCGTTATTCGTTTTATTACGCTCTTTCCAGTCTAATTTATGTTTTTCTCTGAATTTTTCTGAAACATATTTACATAATAAAACTTTACCATCTCTACCAAATTGATTATAGTTTTTACAGACTATTCCTTCTATTTTTTGGCCGCCTAAACAACTTGTTTTTTCCAATAATTCAAGCAAATTCTCTGAATTATTTATCTTAATAGATCCAAAAGTAGGTACTATCTCAAGTCCCAATCTCTCTGCCTCTTGCTTTTTATATTCATATTTTAAATAAGTTTCAAGATCTATATTAATATCAAAAATAATTAAATTCTTTTCTGGCGTTCTCTCGTAAGCTAATGTGTTATGCTTAGGTTTTGATAGATATTCAGCTCTATATGTCCATCCATCTTTCAATAAAGGTGCTAAAGATACTGCTGTTTGAACTGCTTTTAGGAACATTTTTTCTGGAGCATTTATATCTAATTCAACGCTCTTTGATTTACATTTTAAATCTCCATTAAAAACTCCAAAAGAAAATTGCGATCCATCAATTTTCTCTTCTATCAATACTTCGTCTTCAAATATTTCTGCAATATTTGGATGACCTATATTCCATACTTTTGGATAGGAATTCCAACTATTCATTTCGCCTCCTTTTTTTATATATTTCTTTGTCTTTATTCTTTTTGCCCCATTCCTCCATTTCCCTCCTTAACGTCCTATAACAATAATTAATTCCTGCCCCTATGACTCGTCCGCTACTAATTAGTTAAACAACCGGTTATTTAATCCTCGCTCAAATTGTGTCCTGTCTCCCTAAGGGGCTGAGGGGCTTTATTTTTCTGCGCACAAGCAGGCGCAATGACCGATAACAATAAATCTATATCCAACCTAAATATTTTAAGGTTTTTTCTATATGTTTCTGCATATTCTCTGGGATGTTATATTTTTTATAACAACTTGGCAATGAATCTTCAAAGTTCAAATCTGGACTTCTTCGATTTGCCGCCTTCCAGTCTGCAAGCATTTCTAAAATATCAATCAAGTTCATGTCTGAAAACCCATTTTCATGATATGCTACATGATGTCGATTGTTAGAATAATGATGGTCAATTGAAGGTTGTATAGCTTCGATACATTTTTGATATTCAGGTGTTCCATAATTAGCTTTTTTAAAATCCGGCCGAGTTTTAACAAAAGCGTCATGTTCTATCGGTAAAAACTTGCTCTTATCATGAACGATACCTCTTCGGTTTAATTCGCTTTCTACTTCTTTTAGATTTTCAGATACTTCAATTTTGTGCATTATCAAATCTGTTAAAACTTCCATGCCAATATCCATATTCTTTCTCCTTTTATTAACGTCCCATAACAATATTTATGTTAATTTTTTTAATTTATTTATATATTCAATAAACCCCAAATACTCCGCTAAAAATTGTTTATTATTTTTATGCGCTTTTTCTACCCGCTCTTTAAATTCTGTGAGTCCCCCCTTCCAGCATCCGCAAAAAACAACATCATCTTCAAAACAATATGTTGTCCGCCCTTGTCTTGAGCCGATACATGATATCTGTATATATCTTTTATTTGTATCCGCAGAGCTGAGGTCAGCATCGCGGAGGTCCGCATAGCGGAGGTCCGCAGAGCGGAGGTCCGCATAGCGGAGGTCCGCAGAGCGGAGGTCAGCAGAGCTGAGGTCAGCATCGCGGAGGTCCGCATAGCGGAGGTCCGCATCGCTGAGGTCCGCATAGCGGAGGTCCGCAGAGCTGAGGTTCGCATAGCGGAGGTCCGCATCGCTGAGGTCCGCAGAGCGGAGGTCCGCATAGCGGAGGTCCGCATAGCGGAGGTCCGCATAGCGGAGGTCCGCATAGCGGAGGTCCGCAGCTTTATTTTTGGTCAAACACTCTTTAATAGACTCATATTCTCCACATAAGATTATATTTCCATTATACCTATTTTTTATTTCTATTTTCATCTTTCCTCCCTATTCTTTCTTTTCAATTTTTTAAGTAAATTTTTTATCCCTCGTCCTGCAAAATCTGGCCCTTGAAACAATCCTGTTGACGGATAAAAATTTACATTGCCAATTCTAAGATGAATACCATTATTAAACGACTTAAACTTTATTCCATTTTCGATTAGTATCTTAGTTGAATATTCTTTATTCTTTTGGCGTTTTTTTTGTTTCTCTTTACGCCAATCTCTGTATATTCCCCACTCTTCTTTACTCATGGGTTACTCCTAACATATCTTTGTATCTTCGAATTTTTGTCAAGCAATATTTTGTGCGCTGTCTCGAATTCAGTAGGCGGATCCATCTGCATATCTTGGTACATCTTAACAACGCAAGGATAACAATATCCATGTGATAGTCCCTGAGATCCTTCTTTTGCTTGATAGGAGGCTCCAGTTACTTTTTTGCATTCTGCACACATATTAATACACATTCCGTTAATCTTCGCAAATTCAAATAATTTTTTCTCCCGATGCCATTTATTGGCTTGATTATCAATTAATATTTGCTCATATAATAACGCCTTAAATTCTGCCTCTTCCATTTCAAGCAACAAATGTGGATGCTCTTTGATGTATGCTTCTGTCAAATCCTGTTTCCTCACAAATAATTTTCTTGCAGTCCATCGTGCTGGAGTTATCCCTAATCTAATATCATCATAGTAATCGAATACACATTCGTGGCATATTACTTTTTTGATCCCCATAGTCCCACCTCCCCCATTATTGCCCAAAGCCAAAACTCTGTTGCATTTTTCACAAAATACTGCACATATATTATGCTCTCGTGCATAGAGATCTATAGTTGTCTGTTTCTGTTTTCCCTTAATTTGCTTATAATCTAAAACTTTCTCAAAGACAAAAAGCTGTAACTCCGCCTCATTCATCTTAGACCAGGGTTGAAGTGCTCCTCCAACGTAACCGGTTGAAAAAGTCAATATAAATAAAACTCCTAGCATTTTTGAAATAAATCTATTCATATCAAATCTTTTCTCCCTTTAACTTTATATTCGATTTCAGGGTAACATGCCTCAAACATTTTCTTTTTCAGAGCCCATAGCTGAGTAGCGAACCCTTTATACTCATGTACGCATTTTGATCCGTCTGGCATTGTTACCAAAAAATCCACCCTATGACCACATATCTTTTTTCCATCTATACATAAATCAAATGTTTTCTGATATTCTATATCTATTATTTCCCCAGCTTTTAATAATAGCTGTAATTGATTACAGTATGCTGCTTCTCCTACTGAATCATGTCTATGCCCTTTTAGGCAGGTAGCTGATGCATAATTTTTAATTCTAGGGGAATTTTTTTTAAATTGATAAGATACCTTATGTTTGTCGTTATCTATCATTATTCATCCCATTCTGGCTGTGTAAGAGCTATTACTATCTGCCTAGCCAGAAACTCTACTGCGTTTATAAACATTAAACTTCCTAAGCAAAAAAAACATATATAAAGATTAATAGATTGTGATGGGGATATAAAGATACCCAACACATTTAGAATCAGCCCTAATGCAAATCCAATTTTCCATCCTGTCATACTCATATCTTATCTCCTTTGTGTCTTTTGTGTCTTTCCATAAATTCACAGCTTTTACACTTTAGTCCACTTTTAATACTTTCTATTATTTTTTGTTTGGAAGCATTATCCACAAAAATAAAAGTCCAATGTCTTCCGCAGTTACAAGTAGTATGTATCTTATTGTTTAGTACCAAATAATCATCCATTTCATTCCCCTATCCACAATATCCACAGTATCCACAAGTACTACTATTATTATACTCTTATCTTCTCTTATCTTCTCTTACTAGAGATTCCACAGAGATGTCCTTGTAGACATTCTTCTCTAGTGACCGACTTCTCTGTTTGTTTGCCTTCCAACGCTCTCTTTCTTTGAGGACTCGTTGGACATCTCTTAACACTCTATTAAGTATCTCTTGGAGGTCTCTTGGCCCTTTCTTAAGATTTTTTTTGAGACTCTTGAAGGTTTTATAGTGCACTAATTTTAATATTTGTTCTTCAGATGGTTCTGTTTCAAGATGTGCTGTAAGACATTGTATTCTGATCAGCGCCAACAGTTGTTTGTCGGACAAATCCGAAAACAGAACATGTTGAGTTTTAATTTTTATCCAATCCATCTTTACCCCTAACCCCTAAAAAAAATAGGGTATAGTCATGGACAGCCCAAAACACGATTTTCTGACGAAAAAAGGTGTAGGCAAACTATACCCTAAATGATTATATAAATTTGGTTAAATTTGGTTCGTGTTTTGTATTTTCCATAGTTATGCTATTATACATTCTCAAAGACCAATTGTCAATTCATTTCTTCTTTTTTATCTTATCATATTTAACTATATGTTCCCATCTTTTATTACATTCCAGCTCTTCTTCTTTTTTAGATTTTTTATCGAATATTTTTTTTAAGAAATCAAGAATTTTTTTCAACATAATAATTATCTCCTTTTAATAATGTTGTATTTTTTAAAATCTGTGGTTACATCTAGCCAGTATTGAAAACCAACAATACCTATAGTTGTAACAATTAATACTAAACTTACCGCTATCCGCAACTTTTTATTCCTTGAACATATTTTTCAACTTACAATCTTCGCAACCTTTTTTTTGAAACAATCTCTCGCATTGTTCACATATCGCAACACAATCCATAATATCAAATCTCAGATCATCTATAAAATCTGTTACATATTCTCTCATGTCTATCATGTCTCTCCTTTCTTTAAAATCCACCTGTGTAGAAAAAATCTTTATACTGTTCAAATTTCTTATTAAGCTCTTCCTCGTCTTTTCCTTCATTCTTAGCTTCAATATACTTCAAAAGAAAACCTAAAAAAGTTCTTAAATCATCTATTTCAAATAACATACCCCTAATTAATTCTATTGCCTCATCTTGATTTCTGTTCATACTATTTACTCTCTCCTTTAAGTCTTCAAGTCTGCTGTTTTTCATTTTGAATCCCCTTTTTTTTATATCGAATTGGTTCTATATAGTTTCTTTCTCTTGCCCCATTCCCATCAAAATGCACTTTAATTATTTTAAAACGATCTCTAGTGCCTATCCCATACTCTACCAGAAAAGAAGCTAACCTAGTAGTTGCCATAGAATCTACACTATCATACATATTAACCAAATATGTCTGGATTGCTAAATCTACTCTTTCTATTTCTTTTTCTTTACACATTTTTGCTCCTTTATATTGACCCTGACCTTGTCCCTGACCATCGTTCTTTTACGAATATATTCATTTTTGATCCTTTATATTGACCTTGTCCCTGACCTTGACCATGACCTTGTCCCTGACCTTGACCATGCCCCTGACACTGACCCTGATCTTGACCATGACCCTGTCCATGCCCCTGACACTGACCTTGACCATGACCATGACTTTAACCATGCCCCTGACCTTGACCCTGACCCTGACCCTGACCCTGACCATGTCCATCGTTCTTTTGCGAATATATTCATTTTTGATCCTTTGGCAAAGCATGTTTCCAAAGAAAAAAGTCTCCAACTGATTCAAGATTTACAAATATCTCTCCAACTGGTTCTACTTCATCAAGAGTTCCGTCTTTTACGCAATTCATAAACCTTCCACTATCTGCTACCCACGAAGCATCTTCCAAAAGTAAAAATGTTCCTACTCTTTTTACAACTCTTCCTACAAGATGATATGTTATGGTTCTAAAAAACCATTTTTTTCCGATTAAATCATCATATGTAGCTACATCTACCTTATCTTCACCTAACTGATCCTTCAACTTCTCATAAGTCTCTTCACTGATTTTAATTGTCTTCATGTTCCTCCTTTAATTTCCTTTAATTTTTTACTATGTTATTCAAACTACTCATTTCTGCAATTTTAAGTCTACCTATCATTTTCGCCGAATTCAATGCTTCTTCCCAGCTTTTAAGCTTAACTTCTAGTTTTCTAAATTCTGATTCATGCGATATAACTGCCATTTTCTGATCATATATACCATCATCAGAATTTATCACAGCTTCTACTTCATTAACTGTCATACCATTATTTTTAGCTTTAGTTTCAAGATATAGTTTTGATTCCATTTGTTTTAGTTGTTCCTTTGCTTCTTGCCATAAAAATCTACTTTCTTCGGCGTCTTGTCCTATAGAGGCAATTTTACCAGCAGCTTGTTTTAAAATTTTATCAATTTCCATATCCACTCGTTTTCTCCAATTTTGTTTTCATTTTAAAACACAAAATCTTCACTATTTTGGTTTTTTTGTTCAAAGTTAAAATTTTCATTGACATCAATCTCTTTTATGTCATTTTCAACTTTTTTAAAAATAACTGGTACAAAAGATATTATCCATTCTCCTTCTTTCGCATATTGAGAATTGTTTTTTTGTATAATAACTTTTATGGTTTTAGTCAAATCTCCAACAAAAAACTGCTTATTATTTTTATCTTTCCTTAAAAAAACTTTGCATGCTTTTATTTTATTTTCCCAATTTATTTCTGACTTAAAATTCATCTTATACTCCATATCTCTTTTTAAATTGCTTACGTTTTTCTAAAAACATTTGATAATATCCTTCAAGCTGTTGTTGAGTAAATATTACTGGTTTAGAAAAACCTTGTGCAGTTTTACCGTTTATCGGGACTAATATAGCCTGTTTTGCTCCTACTATTTTAGAATACGCTGCAACTTGCATCCCATGTTTAATTTTATCCACTGATCTTTTTACATCAAAAACTGTCAAAATTTCTTCTGCACCTTTAAATTTTGGTATTCCAGTAAAATCATGTTCACCCGAATAATTTTCTTCATTATTAAATATTGCATAACCATTTTTAAGATTTTCTATAGGATATTTTTCTACAAATGCTAAAAAATTACCGTTTTCTACAGATAAGTTAAGTTTCCCTTTTTTTAATATAACAATATCTGTCCATATTTCTTTAATTTTTTCTGCTGGTATCCATTCTTTCGTTTCGATATACTTGTTGACTTGCATATGCGTTATATTGCCTTGTGATGCATACTGCACGAGATCTTCCTGAGACACAAAAAAATCTGCATCATAATTTATTATAGATGTTACGGACGGCACCATTTTTCCTGTTTCAGGATTTTTACGAAACCTAAAGTCTTTCCTTTCTCTTTCAATTCTTTCTATAGTTGCTTTCTGTTCTGCTTTCTTTAATTCATCATAACCTTTTTGGTATAATTCTCTTATTCTATCTTCTATTTGATTATCATTAAGCTTACAATCTTCAATCACCTCTTCCCATAAAAATGATGGTTTTAGATTTTCGTATGATCCAGTAGCTATTACTCCACTTACACCAGCAGATATTTTTATTGTTCTTTTCATTATAACCCCCTTATCCATCCTGGCCTATCATCTGGATGCTGTGGACGGATATCTTCCCAATACTCTGTATCTTCATCCCAATACTCATTGTCCTCTCTTTCTTGATCGTACTTATTAGCAAAAATTTCCTCTGGATCAATATAGCTACGTTTTGCCCCCAAAATCGTAACTCTTTTTTCAACTAATTTTTCTAAAGTTTTTATTTGCTGTAATAATTTTTTAGCCAACCATACTCCTCTAGTTTCTTTTGTTTCCCAAATTCGCCCCATAGCACACTTAGAATAATCTTTCATCTCCTCCTCCTTTGTTTCAAATATTTTTTGTGTAACCCCAATAAATACTGGCTTATAGACTTTCCACACTTAGCTGCTGTGTTTTTTATTACTCCTTTTTCTTTTTTTGAAACCCTAATATAAATTCTTTCTTCTTTCAAATTAACTCCTCTCGTCGTGCGTACAATTAAAGTATACCATGTACGCACAAAATGTCAAGAAAAAAAATGTAAAAAGTTTATAGAAACAAAAAACCCGGCAGGAGATTAACAACCGGGTTTTTTATGCCAAGGAAGAGTGCATAGATGTGCTATGATGTGCTATAGGGAATTAAATTATTTTTTTGCGTTTAAGTTCGGAAAAACAAAGCTCTATTAAAAAGTTTATTGTATGATCTTTTATATTTTTCATTTTACCCCATTTGCTTTTAAATTCATCAAATACATAATCAAATTTCTTTCTATTATCCCATTTATTGTTTTTTGAGGCAGTGACTATAAGTCTCTGAAGATCAGAATATACTTCTTGACCGATACCTTTCAATGTTGGCAGTATAACAAAATCTAGTAAATATTTCAATATTTTTCTTAACCATACAGGTGTTTGCCAGCCTTTAATCCAATCTGCAAAATCTTGAAACAATCCCATATTAATCCTCCTCATTTTGGTCAGATAACAATTTATCCGTAAAACCTTCTATAAACTTTTCTATCGCTGGTGATATTTTTTGTTGTATAATTTCAGATTTTTTCTCACCAAACTTGTCATCTAAAAAAGTATCTATTGGTTGGGCTTGTTCCTGACCCAATTTATACCAGTCTTGTTCTTCTATTGTAGCCAAAAGTATATCTGATCCTATAGTTTTTAATAAAAAATTTGCTAAACTCATTCTTGTCCTTTCTTGATTTTATGATGATCTGTAAAAGTCTGACCTGCAGTAAATATAGCGGTTATAATCCCCACCAGCTTTACGTAATCGCTTGCTGGATACTTTAAGATCACAGCTGTGATCGTAACACAAATAATAGCGATAGTAGCGAATAGAAACCTCTTATTTCGCATTTTTCCCTCTACCCATTATATCTAAAAGTTTATCAATATCTTCTAAAATATCTTTTTTAATTAATGGATTGAACTTAATTTTTTCTATAGATTTTCTTAAGTCATTTATTTTTATAAATGCTTTATTTATGTCACTTATCCAATATGTACGTAATCCTTTTACTTCGTTCATAGTCCTAACACACTCATTCCTATTTTTGCCACTCCACCTACAAAAGCCATTACAGCTATCCAAAATACCGCTTGTTTTAATTTCCCCACCCAAAAAGTAGAATCTTGTACTGCAGGCATTATATCTACATTTATTTTATCCCAAATCTTAGTAATAGTGGTACTCATGCCATTATCTATACGATCTTTTATATGGTCTACAGTTCCTTTAATTTCAGTTAATTGTATTTCCAAATGGTGTATTTTCTTATCATGTTCGTCAAGTTTATCTGACATTATTATTCCTTTCTATCTGTTGCTAAGTAAACCAAAAAAATTATTATTAATAGAAAAATAACTCCTGTTTGAGCTGCTTCCATTTCCATATTAATTCTCTTTTTGTGTCATTTTTTCCAAAATATCTATTATCCTGTTCTGTTTCTCATGTGATTCTTGTTGTTTTTGCTTTATATAGCCCAAGGTAACAGATTGAGCAATTAATGTCTTTTCTACCTGATTTACTCGATTTTCGTTAGAATCTATCCTACAAGCCTGTTTTTTCACCTTTTTTTGCGTCTCAGCAGCACTTTGTCTCAAGTTGGCATATCCTGTAGCCACCCCTACTATAGTGCTTACAAGGGCCACTACAGCCCCTATAATGTAAAGATAATTCTTTATTGTATCATTTTGTTTTTTTGTCATATCAATCCAATTCATTTTTTAATAAATTTAAAGAAATAAAATCTTTCAATGGCTGTGTCTTTGAATCTGTCATAATTGCAAACTTCTCCTTAGTTTTAGATACATCATGGATTTGTGTCCCTTTAGTCTTCACCATCATGGTACATTTAAGTTTATCCGTTTCTGGATCCAATTCATAGTATTTGGTGTATCCTGCACATCCATTTAATAATAATATTAATATAATAATTATTAATCTAATCATCTTGTTGCTCTTTTTGTTATTGGAATTGCTGTAAATGGTAATGCTTGCCCCACTCTTCTAGCTCCTGCTTGAGCTGCTTCTCCTGTTCTTAACGCACCTCTAAATAAAGGTTTTGCTGTTTTTTCTAGCAAAGATACTGGCCTTAATGCTGAAGTTGCTGGTGTTGTAAAATCTTGAGCTAAAGAAAAATTTGTTAAATCGCTTATAAACGGTTGTGCATTTGGATTAAGATTTAAAAGTTCTCTTTCTAAAGTTACGAGTTTTTGTTTTTGTCTTGCTGTTAATTTAGAAAACCTTTTTAGGAAATTTTCACCAGTATCAGAAGTTACTTTTTTACCAATATCTCTAGTTTGGATTTTCAGATTAAACCATAAATCATCTGCTGCTTTAATTAGAGGATTTTCTCTTAAAATTTTTCTAGCATTATCTCTTATAGTTTTTATTTGTTTTGTACCTGTTCTTTGTAATTCACTTTCATTAAAAATAACATCATCTAGCTCACGTCTAAAATCAAGCAGATCACCCAAATTCTTTATATCAGCATTTTCTATATCTTTAGTTACTTTTCTTAATAAATTTTCTTCAGGAGTCTTTTTTACAAATCGCTTTTTCTTTAAGCCTTTAAAAAGATCTTTTTTTAACCTTACCGTATCTACTGCCGTATTCCTTAATGACTTAGTTGCTTCATCAAATTTATTATCTGCAATTTGCAATACATCATCAAGATTTTTTTCTATAGTTTCTTGTACCGCAGCTGGTATCTTTTTATCAAAAAATCTTTTCTGTAATACATTTCTAAATCCACGTTCACTAGCTTCTTGAAGCACGTCTTGTTCTACTCCAGTAATTAATGCTCCTGCTCTAGCTAGTAGCCCTGGTCTTTTAGCAGCTTTTCTTGATTGTATGCCGATAGAATTTAAAATGCCTCGGGCGCCTCCCTTGATACCTTTTGCAGCACTTTTTAAAAATTTACCTCCTAGAATATTTGAAGGTAATGCAGCAGACATTAAAAAGCCTCCTGTTGCTGCTACACCTTCTGGTGCACCTGCCTCTCTTAATATATCACCCATTTCTGGAGCGGTTTTACCTTTCAATGCGCTTTGAACTTCAGGCTGACTAGCTATTTTAGGAATTACACGTAACAATTGCGTAGGCTGAACAGCACTTTGAGCAAAAGAAGCAGCTATTTCTGGTCTTTTGATGATATTTCTTAGAATTTCAGTTCCCATAGCTTCTTCACGTTGTAACCCTGCTAAAATATTGCCAAGTCCTCTTCCCGTTACTGCTTGTGCTACACGTCTAGGAGTCGGAGTAACACCTTCTTCAAACTCAGGTTTTAGAGACATAAATGGTAAAGCCTTTCTAGTTTCAGGAGTAACTGCTTCTTTTTCAGCGGGAGATGCCTGATCTAATGTAAAACCTGAAGGCAAAACAGCTGTATGGCTAGTTTGCTCTGTAGTTGCTTGATCTAAAACAAACCCTGCTGGTAATTTTACTGGATTTTTTGCCATTTTCCACCTCTGAATATTATTTGTTCACCTGTATTTGGATTAGTTGCTGTAGCTCCTTCTTTTATTTTTCCTTGTGTTTTATTAGTCTTAGATCCAGTAGTTGTTGAACCACCAGTCCATAAATCTCCAATATTACCTTGTTGAATTTTTTTTTGTATATCTGCAATTATCAACGCATTCTCTTCATCAGATCTAGCTGGGTTGGGCAACGTTTTAACGAAACGTTCAATATCTTTATCCGTTGGCCTAACTTCTCCAGCAGCTTTAGCTACTGTTGTTGCAAAAGCATCTTTTTGAGAATTAAAAACGTCTATAGCTGGAGAAAAACCTAATTGCCCTTTAATTTTAGCAGCTTGCCCTGCAAGCCTACCTTTGATTCCTCTTTTTCCAAAAGCTGGAATACTTTCTTTTCCTTCTGCCACTGCACGATCAAAAGATTCTAATAAACCTTCAAGACCTTCTGCAAGCTCTACTTTTTCAACTTGTCTTTTTTCTTGTGCTGCTGTTTGTTTTCCTGTAACGGGTATTGAAATACCTCCAATATTAGCAGTTGTACCCGGAGGCAAAGCTTGTGTTGGGGTACCTTCTTCTCCTGGCTTATCTTGTTGACCTTCTAGTTGAGCAACAACTCTTGATAATAGAACTTCTTCTAACTTTTCCCTAGGAGTTTGTTGTTCTGGAAATAATTGTTCTACTTTTTTCTTTGCAACTTCTCTTTCAATCAATTTATTTAATTCACTTTCTGGTTGCATAGCAGAAGTAGTAGTGCTAGGTCTTCTAATAGATCCTGGACTTACACCTCCAGATTGCAGAAAAACATCTGCTGCTGTCTGAGATGCTTCTAATAGCCCTCTACCTAACCTAGCCCCAAAACTTTCTTGTGGCATAGCATTAGCAATTTGATCATTAAGATTATTTTGCAATGCCATTTCTTTTTCTTTTCTTTCCAAAGTTGCTATAATATTGTCTATTTCTTCTGGTGATCTACCAAAAAAAGGGTTGTTAGCATTAGTTCTATCAACGCTATTTCTGTCTACGATGTTTCCATTCGCCATTATTCTACCCCTTGTTTTTTCTTGGTGAAAGGTGATGCTATTTTTGCTTGTCTTGCTAAGTTTAATAAATTGCTTATATTACCCGTACCAAAACTATCACCACCTATTTGTGCAACATTTCCAAAACCACCTCCCGCTAGAGTTGATGCAAACTGTGGTATAGTTGTTAAACCTAATCCTATAGCTCTATTAATCCCTGAAAGTTCTCTAGCATCTCTAGCAGCGTCTTGTCCTATTTGAAACTGTCTTCTTGCCATGGTATCAGCAGCCCTTCGCTCTGCATGTCCTGCTTCTGCCTGAGCAAAATTAAAAGCTAAGTTTTGCAACCTAGCTTCATCTGCTTTACGTTGCTGTAAATCTCTCATATTAGCTTCGGCTATTAATTGGTTAATATCACGTTCTTTTCGGGTTGCAGCTCGCCCTATTTCCTGACCTGCTATAGTTGATCTACCTAGACCTCTTCCAGATAATTCGCTTGACAAGAAAGGCAATTCTTCTTCAGAAAACCTAGCTTCTCTAGCCTGTACAAAAGGGCTAGTAGTCCGTTCAACAAACCCTTCACCAAAACCAAGACCCTGACCACTAAGACCAGCAAGAATTTGTTCGTTCAAAGTTCGTCCTGTGGGTATATCTGTCAATGATTTATAGGGAGATTGCTCGCCAAGATTTAAATCTCTTTTTCGGCCTCCTCCAAAAAGTGTTTTAAAGATATTTGCCAATATTCCTCCTTAACTTACTGTTATAGTTGAACTAGGTGTAAATTCATATATTGTGTTACCCTGTCTTACATAAAGTTTACCCCCCGAAACTCCCCATTCATTTGCCTGTATAAGCGGTGCATCTGCTGTAGGTGCTGCACTTAAACTTAAAGGGTTCTGCATAGATTCTTCTTGTAAAGATTCTACGTGAAACCTTACTTTTTGATCATCAATATCACCAGTGGGTCTTTTTACCATTATTGTTCCTCCACCCAAAATGTTCTTCCGCCATAAGTTGAACCATCTTGGTATATTGTGCCAGCGGTAGTTTTCCAATATATCTCAGCTTTATGTGGGCCAGGCCCAAGAAGTCTACTCCCTGCAGCAACATAAGTTACTGATGCAGGTATAGGTTTATTGCTTCCGTTCTCACAAGCAGTACTTTTTACTACAACATCATCTAATCGTATACTTACAGTACCAGTTACAGCATCAGCTCTAAAAGGTGCTTCCCATCCTATTTTTACTGGTCTACCACTACACACAAAATCTATTCTCATACCAGACATCAAATCACCATCACCGGCAGTTACTGTAGTTTCAATATCAGTGGAATAAAGTTCTTGTACTAAATTTGGGACGCCAGAACCATCACCTTTCCAAGAACCTATAGCATCTTGTGAAATATCGCTATTAGCATCATTATAAAACCAACCAACTAATCTCTCATTATCAACCCCGGTAGCATCTGAACTTGAAGTAGATATCTTAAAAGCTGCATTAGAAGAATTATTAGCATCTGGATAAGCCCATACATAGTAAGTTGTAGAAGCTGCTTCTGCCCCAGTATCTAAATCACTCCATGTAACAGTAGTATTTGTTGTATTACGCCTTAACAATCCTGAAGCTCCAAGTTCTATTTCTCCAGACCCTACAATTATTTGAGTTGCACTCGAATATTCTGGTATAAAACCAGTTCGAGCATCTTGATATGTACGTATAGCTGGCGGTGCTGTTACACGTCTATCTGTTACTGTAGTTATTTCTGTAGCATCTGTGGTTACTGTCGCTAAAAGAAGCGAATTTGCTGGTGTTGTTGGTTGTGCAGCTCCAACAGCTACTTCTTCATATTGAAAAGTGCCATTAATATCTATATATACCCATGTATCTTTAGTTGCAGTATAGGTTTTACTCGTAGCAGATGTAACTACACGAAACCCTTCTACATATGAAGTACCTGCAGAAATATCACTAGTTAAATTAGCACTATCTGCTGGAAGATGTCCTGTAAAAGTATAATCTCCTAACTGTTCATCTGATCTTATACGTGGATTAATTTCATCTGCCATATCTGCTTCTTTTAAGGAATCATTTTCTATATTATCTGAATCTATACCTCCATTAAATTCATTATAAATAGTAGTAAAACTATCATTAAAATGACTATAAGAAACTCCTGCATCTGAACTTAATGCTGTATAAGAAATAACGCCTGCATGGGCTTGTGAACAGAATAATAAGCCAATAACAACAAATGATATTAATTTTTTCACTTTCCTCCTTTAAGGTGCTCTATGAGATTTACTGTTTCTAATTCTGTATCTATCTCTCGCTGTAAATGAGATATTACCAAATTCCAAAAATGTATCTAAACTATTATCATATATTTCAAAACTTATAGAATTACCTCTTGAATAAGAACTCAAAGGAATAATCCTAGTATTAAACAGATCTTGTTTTTGTAATTTAAATTCTCCTACTGCTCGTGTTTCACCTTCCATATCTAGCCCTTTTTCTCCTCTATCTGAAATTCTACCATCCATAAAATATCTAAATAAAGGTTCTGCATCTGAAGGGCCCGGAGTTGCTTGAATTTTAAAACCATCAAATCTAACAGCTTTATCTTCACTTGCTACTACTTCACCAGTTCTAACAATGGTTTCTATAGCTCCACCATCAAAATTATTGGTTCTGTTATGATACATAACTTTTCCATATTCGCTATGTCCTGTTACAAGTTCATTTCTATCTCCCTGGAGCTGCCAAGTAGAATATGACATAACTTTTGCGCCTTTAGACATTGACCATCTAGGTTTGCCATCAGGTCTAGGATCGTTAACTGCATATATAAGTTCTCTATCAGGATGTTGATTATCTTCTCTATGTTTAAACGCAAATCTAAATAGACCTCTATGTACTGTCATTGCAGCTTTTTGTATTTCATGTGGAGTCTGATCTATAATATCTCTTAGTCTGATTTCATCTTCAGTTAAAGGTGTTATACTAGCTTCAGTGCCACCAAAAAAGTGTAATTCTTTAGAAAGTTCATCCCAAAAAACAAAACCACTTCCTACAGGATATACAGTACGTTTTGTAGCTAACCCATATTTATCTGTAATTTTTCTAAATTGAAAAGTTGATGGAGTTCTACCAAAAAGCTGCCATATACTATTATTTTTGAAGATATATAGAGTTTCATTAGCTCCAACAATAACTGCACGTATTACCGAATCCGTTTCTTGTCCTACAACAATATCACCTGCATCTGTACTTAAATCTTCAGGCTTTAATGTGGTTGAATACGCCAATGTAGACGAATCTTTGCTTACATACCAAACTCGATCTAAATGTGCTGCTGCCTGTACTACTGTACGTCCTATATCCTCATTTATAGTAGTTTTTTCCCATTGAAAAGAACCATTTCCATCATATTTGTATATCTCGTCCTCACCGCTAATAAAATAGAGAATAGAGTTCCCTGAAACTTGGAAAGTTACATGCATTGGAATGACTTCCTTATTGAAACCAGCTTGAGCACTTGTGAAAGTTCTAGCAACATCATCACCATAATATATCTGTCCATCTGAGTAACAGAACATTACTTTACGAAATGAGCCATCACCACGTTTATGATAGCTTCTATGTACCCAAGGTACATTCTCAGGAAGCTGTATAGGATTATATGCTTCAGTTCCTCCTATCTTAGTAATCTTCTTATCTCTAGCAATATAGTTCTGTAGTTTAGTACATTCTATAAACCCATCTTGTGCTTGAATAAGTTCCCAAATAGGAGCTACTCTGTTTAATCCTAAAGCTAATTTTATTTGTGCCATTTATTAATCCTTATTATCGTACTTTTAGATGATAAGATATTATTGCCCTATAAAATCTAACATCATCTACAGCATCAGCGCCATCGACATCAATATAAAAATAATATGCTCCGCTTTCTAGTTCCACTGGACTAGATAATATATCTTGGCTTCCATTTCCGCTTGACCCTAAACCTATATCATCAGTATAACGAATAGCATTATACACGGTTCCGTCTCCATTATTGAGCGTTACGCCACAAGCAGTTATATAATCATCATTCGATTGTGTATTATAATCAATTGTAATTTGATCTATTACAACAGGTTTTCCGCATACCTGATCCGGAACTTTGAACGAAAAATTTACCGCACCATTAACTAAAACAGGATATGCATAAAATCCCGTAGTATTGCAATATCCTCTATACGTTGACGTTATAGAAGTATTATTAACATCATCAGCCACAATACCAAAAGAGGATTGCTTGTATAGATGATCTTCTGGATGTACTTGATATGCGCAATAATATGTACCCTCAACAATCATAAGTTTATCAAAATATACGATATCACCATCATTTTTGGATACGAGTTTTAGGTTTACATCTGTAGGTGTAGCATCAGTTGTAAATGTCCCCTTTAAAGTTGTCCAAGAAGTTGATGTTGTTTCTGTATCAATGTTTGTACTCCCACCTGTAGTTAAAAGCCTTGCGGTATCTCCAGCCGTTGCTTTCGCTCTTACGGTTACAGCATAAGTTGTCGAAGCCTTAAGATTGCTTAATGTCATGCTCCCGCCTTCATTCCCTGCACCTGTTGCCGTATACTTAACTGCATATGGCGTATCTTCCATGTTGTCGCATTCTCCGGTGTCCCGTGCGACTGTCGGACTACCCTCATTTGTATATCCATCTGGCTGACTGCTTGTCCCAGAATAAAAATATTGAAAAGATCCATTAGAAATAATATTCTGAAACGTCTGCGTTGCATCCCCTTTTTGTATAGATTTTTCCATGATAATTGGTTCATATGCTATCGTTGTTTGTTTAAGCTGAATATAACTATCACCAACAAGAGGATCTACACAGTTAATGAAGTATTCTCCATTAAGACCTAGACCAACAAGATCTATAGCACCGCCACCAGTAACTTGAGTTGAATATAACCCCGAATTGGAAGTATTCAGAACTTTGACAATATAATAATCTCCGCCGTCAACTCGGGTATCCATAAACCCTGTATCTGTTCTCCAGCCATCATCCGCAAAACTATTTGTATTAAGAACACAGAACAGCAACATTACATATATTATTTTTTTCATACTTCCTCCTACACGTTATAATAAGATCTTACAGCTATCCATATTTTCCATAGAGACGTTGCACTTAACGCAGATTTTTCGATTCCGACTAATCCTATATCTGTATTTATAGGTTCAGTCAATGTCCCTCCTGAGGCAGTATATCCTCCTATAAAAACATCAGATGCAGTATTTTCCATAGCAACATAAGTACCTTGATTGGTTGCTGTACTTGTGCACACACTTGCTGATGTCGTGCTAGAATTCCAACAATATAGTGTTACTCCGTTCATTACTGTTGCACCTGTACCACCTGCATTGTCATATACTGCTGCAATAAAATACCATCCTGTAGATAACGCAGCATCTACCAAGCGATAAGCAAAAACCGGTACAGAATCATCCCAGAACCCCATTTGCGGTTTATTACCAGAATTCATACGAAGTACATATTCTTGTTCTGTCGCACCTGTTGTTCTATCATCTTTACTTATAATAGTATATTGTGTTGGTGTAGGGGCTACATAAACAAGAGCAAAAATTGTAAAATCTGAATCATTTGCACCATCACCAAAACTTAAATTATTACTGTCTGTAATTGTAACATAATCATCTGTACCATCATAATCTAATATATATGCTTCTCCTTGTTTTAGTTGATCTGCTGATGTCCAAGAACTCGAAGAAGTGTAGGTAATAGTTTCTCCAGCACCAGAATAATCTAATTCTGTTGTTCCGTCTCCTGGCGTACCACTCCACATAGAAAGCAATTTTGGATCTGTCATAATATGCAAGATTTCAGCAGCAAGTTTATCAGCTCCGTTGTCATTAAGAGTATCACCTTGGATAATACCATCTGAATCCATAGTAGCTTCATTAGTACCATCATTATCCGGATCAAAAGCAAGCCCATTGGTTCCACCATCAATAGAATAAGGTGTATTTCCCATTTCAAGATCACCTGCCATAGTAATACCACCTGAAAATGCTATATTTAAAGCATAATTCGTAGAATCATAAACCTTATTAAGAACATATTGAACCGATCTAAACTGATTAGGGGTCCAACTAGAATCTGCTAATACAAAAAATCCGGTTGTAGCTAATATAGCTATAACTAAGCCAACAATAAACCATTTGCGCATTAATTACTCCTTACAGTTAAAGTATTTGTACTAGAATCATAAACTTTATTAAAAATATATTGTTCTGATTGAAACTGGTTAGGTTTCGTAGTTGAATCTGCTATTGCACTGTTTATAGTTAGCGCTATAACATAACCCAAAATAAGCCCCAAAAAAATACCTAATATTTTCATCGTATCGCCTCCTCTGTAGATACATAAAAAAAGCCACCTATTATTGGTAATAAATATGCTAATCTTGCTAAATGCAACGGAAACTGAGTTGTAGAAAAAATAAAGTAACATACCAGTGAAGAAAACAATGCAACAGTCATTCTATCTTTATAGCTTTGCCTAAATCTTTGGCAAACAAAAAATACTACTATTCCTAGCAATGCAACACCTAAATATCCAAGCTCATAAAATACCCACAGAAATTCGTTATGAGGATGATCCCATTCATCCAATGGATTTTTGCCTGTTGCTATACGTTTTTTTATCTCTTCAGGTGGTTCTTCAGCAATATTCCAGCCTAGAAATTTATTATCTTCAATAATTTTATATGCTCTTACTGTTTTATTACTATTCCAATGTTTAAAATATTTTGTACTTAAAGAATTTTTGGGGTCTCTAAAACTATCCAAACCATATCCTGCAAATTTTTTAGTTGAATCTTGAAATACCATTCCCCACATAGGTATACGAGTTTTTTGCATCCCTGTAGGATTATCCATATACTTAATAAAAAATAAACCGCCTATAATTATAGGTATCAAACTTATCCAAAACATCTTACGCAATCTATACCAAAAATATACCATTGTAGATACTATACTAGCCAATACAGCACCACTAGAATAGCTTAGTGCTACAAATGGTAAAAATAAAAACCCAAATATCGAATAAATTGAAATTACAGGTATTATTGTTGCCATATACATACCCATAGATGATTTGATGCCAAAAAAAGCACATTCAGGAACCCCACCATCATTCAAAATATATTGCCCTCTCATATCAAAATCAAAATGTTGGAATAACCGGTATATAACAATAAAAATTGCAAAAAACAATAAAGATTTTGCAATAAATTTAATATCATCTTTTTTTATTGTACGTATTATGGTTGTATAAACTAAAAATCCAAGTAGCCCATTAAATAATATAGACCATCCTTGCAAATGAATAGCCCAAATCACAAGCATCCATGCAATAAAAACTCCAATACTAATATTTAACATATTTCGTTTCAAAGGTTTTGATTCAAAAAAAGTTCCTCCTAATATTAATATTATTGAAGAAGCTTGAAAATACATTTCCTGAACTTGCCTGAAATGCTGCCCAGGTATAAAAAATAAAGGTACACTTAAAATGTACAAAAGTAATAAATATCTCATACGTTAGTATTATCCAGTGGAAATAACACTGAATTCCTCCCATCTAGTTCGTTTCTACGTCTATATTTTGCTCTATGCGACATTGGCACGTTTATCTCTGATATGTTCTGGCCATTTTCTTTTATCATGCGTTCGATGCCAGATTCATATATTTGTCTTTGATTAAGTGCATTTCCTAATGTTGGATCAAATCTATATACATATTCCATAACACCATCTATTATAATATTGTCATATGCAGTAGGAAGTTCTATACTATTAGCATCATCTGCAATATCTGTAAAAGTTTGTACATAATCCAAATAGAATGTTTTTGCACTATCTGGAACTGGATATAACCCTATCTGATTAGACCATAGAGTCCAATTTACTATACTGCTACTTGTATGTGCCGTTTCTTTTGCTACAAGTTTTCTAAACCTTTCATATGGCACAAATATGTAAGTAATTTCATCTGTTTGATCATATACATGCACAATTTTTTTCCTATCTATATCTGTAGGTAACGTATAATAAAACTGATTTGCAACTGTTGATGCTGTAGCTGTAACTTCAAGAAATTTCCAATGAAAAGATACTTGTCTGGTTTGTATATCCTTGAAAACTAGTTTTAGCCATTCCAAAACAGTGGCCCTCCATACAGTATCACTAGATGATTTATCGCTTAAACCAAGAATACTTGAGGAAGAACATAGAACATTTAAAAATTGTGCACCTGTCATATTTTCCTTTATTGTTGTACATAATATACTGGCGTACTTGTTGAATTCATGCCAATAATAACCGGATTTTCTTTATTTGTTCTTTCACTAAAAGTTAAATTTGCTGGTGGTGATGCATAAGCACCAGCACCACCATTTGCTGTAACTCCTATACCCCTAAAATCATTACCTCTTAAATTAACTGCCAAATCTTTTTCTAGTATCACTACTAATATGTACTCTGTACCCGCAGCTAAAGTTAATGGAGAACTAAACGTTAAAGCTACAAGAGTATTTGACACTGCTGTCAATGTTTGAGTTGCAGTTTCATCGCTAGAACTTAATTTTGCGCCAGCAGTTGAATATACAAACCCTTTTACTTTAGTTGTTGAATCAACACTACTAGGATTTTGTAATAAAACATGCATTTTATTTAAGTCTTGCGATTCTCTAGCCTTAAACTGTCCACCCAGAAAATAATTCTGCAAAAAGCCTATACTTCCATCTCCACTATCAGCAACATTGTTGCCTATAATGGGTTCTAATTTTGTTGATTTTGTCCAAGTAGTCATCTATACTTTACCTTTTTAGGTTTGGGGAGCAAACCTAAGTCTACTCCCCAAATTTTTAACATGTTATTTTAACCATGCTTGTGCTAATCCACTTTCAGTTGCCGGAGCTCTTAATAATACTCCAACATCCCTAGATACAACTGGTAAAGCATTTGCATTTACCAACTGTGCCTTATCAATGGTTGTAGCATTTCCTCCAATTGCACCACTTACCACAATTGGTTGTCCTGCTGTTGCATTTGCTTCACACTTTATCAAACAATATCCTTCAACAGCCATATATCCAACATTTTTACCGCCCCCTCTAACTATTGTTGAATCTGCTGTCTTAACAGTTGTAACAAGTACACCTGCATAAGCAGGATCGTTTGATGTTGTACATGCAGATATAGTATATCCATCGGCAGATGTGGTATCCCAACAAACTACTGTTCCAGATGCAAGTTCATCATCAAAAAGTCCATCACCGGCTTTACCGTATCTTATTTTGACAATTTTTGTACCTGGGGTTGTTCCTGTTGCGCCCATATGTTTACCGAAAATATCTACATTATCACTTGCATAATCTGTTGCTGCAAATGAAAGGCTTGTTATTGCAAACAAGCTAACCAATACTAACGCTAAGATCTTCCTCATGCTCCTGCCTCCGTTATGCTTGCTATCCTACCATGCTGTCTAAGTCCGCTAAAAGTGATGTTATATACTAGATAAACTTTGATTACATAATTTAAGTAATCATCTGCTTCAATTGGTGGTCTTACTTGCAATGGTATTTCTTGTTTACCATCACCTACTGTTTTTACCATACCAAAATTCTTAGTCTTAGGGCCTCCCAAAACTTGAACTCTAGCATAATTGGTGTTAACAGCAAAAAGAGTACCAGTAGGACAATTTCTATCAGCAATTATGGTGGCATTGTTAACCATAACATTATTAAAACCTAATTCCATCATTTTGGCATTAGGCGGATATCTTCTTAGAGCATCTTCCCCACCAGTCATTTTGGCAAAAACTCCTGTAGTAGTTATACCAAGATCCGGTTGCTCTGTCATTGAACCGCCGCCTGGCGAACAATCCCATAAGAACTTTTCCAAAGCAGATTTACCTGCTGCTGCACCAACATCAGAAATCCCATTATTATCATACTGGTTCTGGTATGCGGCTGTAACATCTGACCCTGGATAATCTGCTCTTGAAATACCACCAAGAGAAGATGTTTGTGAACCGTAAGCTGTAGCTTCTAAAGTTTCTTGTATACTTATAGGATCATTTGCACCACTAGTTTCTTGCATAATAGCTTCACCTATTTCATTAACCATAGTTAATTGAGCTTCAGTTACGGCATCTTCTGCAAGATCATCTATCTTTGCAGTTCCTTGGTTTTGATCTACTTCTACCAAGTTAACAATTGCTGCCGTAGAGCAAACTGCGTGCCCATAATATGCAGTCTGTACATTATTCTGAAAATCTGTGGGTATCTGAGCAGTTTTAGCTCTATGACCGGTGTTAGAGTTAGAACCTAATCTAATTCTTTCATCAAATCTATTGCCCCCTTTATTGACCTTTACTCGTCTTTTTGCTCCAAACATTACCAATGCACCATTTTGCAAGAATATATTTTCAGCAATTTTTGGAGATTTAACTTCTAACGAGAAAGCAACATCACGAGCAATTCTATCGTAATTAACAGCCATCTTGTCTCCTATTTGTTGTATTTCCTAGACCAAGCAAGTATAGCGCTAGTAGACCAGTCTGCATTAGGTGTTGCAGATTGACTATATTCTGTTTCGCCTTCCATAGCAACTTTCCTTAAACTTTCTTGTCGCTTTTTTTCGTGATCGATACCTTTCTGTTTAGCAGTCTTAAACCCTTCTTCACTCATAGCTAATTTAAGAAGTGTTGAATGCCCTAATCCGGAATGTTCAGGATATTTTTTAAGATACTTTGATATCTTACCAACAGCAGTGTTTGGATTATTTTCATCCTTCCCAGCTTGACCGTATTCTATCCCGTATACATCTTTTGCTATTTTCTTAGCGTCTGCTTCCATATCTAAAACTTTCTGATACATTTCTTTCTCAGAAAGCCTCTTAGCTACAGGGTCAACGGCCTGAGAAGAATAATGTTTTGAAATCCTCATTATGGCAGTTAACCAAGATGCTTGTTTTGTCAAATCTAATCCATCCACACACTTAGCTAGTATTTCTTGCTCTGTTTGTTCTGACTGTTTGTCTTCTCCTGATTCTAACCCTTCTTCTTTTAAGATCTGTTGGATTTCTCTTTCAGACTTACCTTCACTTTCAAGTAATGCTCGTACCACTTTTGGATGACGTAACGCCCCCCTTACATCGTCTAGTTCTTGTTTAATATTTTCATTTTCTTGCTTTACTTCATTATATTGATCACGATGTTTTTTAAATCTTTCATAAGGGATTGTTTGACCCTCTTCATAACTATCGTTATCAATGTCATCTTCTGTTTCTGGGGTTTCAGTGTTAACGTCTTCTGATGACGATTCCCCTTGAGTTTCTTGATCTTCTGTTGGTTCAGGTGATGAATCCTCAGCGGTTTCAGAATCCGCTTCCATTACATCAATTCTTTCTTCGTCTAACATGTTTACTCCTTTTTGCGCCCTTTCAAGTCGGCGGCACTTTTCTATGACCGCATAGAAACGAAAAAAAACCCAAGCCGACACTATGTCAACTTGGGTTTTGAAAACCTCTATATGTATTTAGCACTCGTAGCGCTTATTTAAAATAAAACTGGTTCTGTCTTAAACTTTCATCTATTTGTAATGTAAACTTACCTCTATGTATAAGTTTGTTAATATATCCGCATTTACGACATTTTATCTCTATATCACCTAAAAATCTGCCGTAAAACATAAGTCCATTACATTTTATACATCTGTATTTCTGCATCTAATTCTTTTTTTTATTTTTATAGCTTTGAGATTATATGCTCTTTTAAGTTTACGATAATCTAAGCCTTGTTCTCTAGCTATTATTCTTAATTGTTTAGCTCTTTTGCCACTCATTTCTTTTTCATACCTACCATTATCATTAAATTAAGATTCTTGCCTTTTTTCTTTTTCTTTTTCTTGCTTTTGTCTGCTTTATTTAAGGCTATAGCAATAGCTTGTTTTCTATTTCTACCACTCTTTATAAGTTCTTTAATATTATTGCTTACAGCTTCTTGGCTTTTACCTTTTTGTAATGGCATATTAGATTCCACCAAATCTAGGTTTTGCATCTTTGTCACCAAACTTAGGTTTTGCATTCTTGTCGCCAAACTTACATACATTTTCATCAGTTACTTGTTTTTTTACTTCTTTTTCTTCTGATTTTTTTTCCTTCTTAGGCTTTGCCATCTTCATCCTCCTATAGTTTTACGTCTACTTTACCAATGACTCTATTGGTTCTATATTCTTTCTCTAAACCAAAATATTCTTTAGTAATCTTTGCCCGATCTTTAGGATCTTTATATCTATGTAAATCTTTCAGTGTATGTTTAACTGTATTATATACTCCGAAATCACTATGTATAGGTACATCTTTCTTTGCTTGCCCTCTCTCCTCATCTTTTATTTTAGGGCCACTATGCCCAAAAATCTCTTCATATTGTTCTTTTGTGCATCCAGTCCCATAACACAAACGTGATTTGCTTCCCATATCTCCTCCTTTAAACCTGATTCAACCCTTCTACTCCTGTTGGTACTGTCTCTGCACCTGCATTTATCGTTGTTTCACCAGGAATCCCGGTACCTGTTCCAGCACCTTCCATTCCTGATGGGGCGATTTGACTTAGAAGCCTTTGTTTCTCTTCCCCCGATAAATCAGATACATATTTCTTTGCATTTGGTATTGCATCAAAAGTAGAAAAATAATCTTCTAACATAAGATCATAGTTGACTTTCTTATTACTTCCTTGTAATAATGGTGCAAGTTGTGTTGCTATTGTTATTCCTTCTGCCAATTGTTTTCTGATAACGGGAAAATCTGGTCTAGCTGCACTTGTAATGTCAACATCAAAAACATAATCTATATCTATATCACCTTCAATTAATTGCCTTAATGGAATACCCGTCTCACCACCTATTTTAACTGCATCTCCTTGATTTAAAGTTTCACCGGTT